CTTGAGATCTGATTAGGTTATCGTAATCTGCTTGTAAAGCTTTAGCTTTTGCTAAGGCTGTATTCGCAATTACATTACCAAACTCAGGTTCGTAATCTGAATACATTTCAGAACGAACATCTTCGTTGGAGAAAGGATATGAATCCGGAAGAGAATTAGTTGTAACTACTCTCTGTATTAATTTACACGAATCATTAATAGGTATTCGTAATGAATCATTTGAAAAATCAAATTCATCATTATGAGGATCTACTAAAGACTCAAATAACCATCGGTGCGGTATCTTATGTTGTTTACATAAGGCCCCTAGAATGGCTAATACAGGAGTTATTACCATCTTATTCTTATAAGATGCTAAAGAACTACCATCCCTTGATATAGAAGTTAAAATGGAAGAACAAGTTGTAATGATTCCTCTTTCGACAAGATTGAAGAATGTTCCAACTCTTTCACCTAGAGATGAAGATAACAATTGAGAAAATGCTATAGGGGAAACATTAGTTTCACCTATACAAGTTCTTTTTGCAAATTCAAACACAGGTAAATTAGGAGAAAACAATAGATTTAGATAAATTTATTGTAACCCCTAGCTCTTCACATAACACTAAATATCTCTGGGCTAATTCTGAATCGAATACTACTAAGTCATCACCTAAAATCTCATATTTATCCTCTCATTTATTCAAAATAAATAAAGGAGAAGAAAATTGAAGTATTCAATGGTGTGTTATAGCAAGCATCGCTCAAGAACTTTTCGCCCCCATCGGTTGACCTACTTGATATCTTACGGAAGAATCCGTAAAAGTAGTTTCATACTCATGGTCAGGAATTGCATAATCTCGATCAACTAATAAGTCCTTTCAAATAGATCCAAGCCCTTTTATGAACAAGTTATCTAAGATACTTGCTGATAATAAGACTGGGAGTCTATCTGTTGCGGCCGATAAGTCAAACGAGTATGCACATCCATATTTAACTGCTTTCTCTTGAGATCTTCGAATTGAAGCCTCTTGATCAAAAGTACCATCATTTGGTATAATTCTCAAAAGGTCAAATAAAGAGTCATGGAGAGGAGTTAAAATACTTTGAGTAACTGAATCTACAATCGCAAACACCCTTAATTTACCTGCTGCTTCCTCTTTGAAAGCTAATTGTCCTAATTTTCCACTTCAACTTTTCTTCGTTTTTAAAGAAATTATAGGTTGTTCACTAACGTGGAACAAGTCTATAGTATCTTTAATACGAGAGTAAAACTGATTGGTATTAAAACGATTTT